CCAAGTGCTCCAAGGGCACCTAGTCAAGCTGGTCAAGACTATACCATTGTTAAGGGCGACACATTAAGTCAAATCGCTCAGAAGAATAAAGTCAGTGTAAAAGATTTAATGGCAGCAAATCCTCAGATTACTGATCCTAATAAAATTTACGCAGGCAAGAGTTTAAAGATTCCTGCACCAACAGGCAAGCCAGTATACGATCAAGGAGTCGGACTTGGTGGTCCAACACCTTCAAAACCAACAGAAAAACCACCAACACAAAGTGGTCAAACTGGTGGGAAAACTAATTTAACCAAGTATTATGCTAACGAAATAAAAGAAATGGAAACATTGGTTGATCGTTATAAAGCTGATCCAGAAATGGCAGATATTGTTAAAGCAACTCAAGCACAACTTGATTCACTGAAAGCAACAGCAAAATGAGATTATTTGATATTCTAGGTGAGAATACTTCTTGGAAAGACATCTATAATACTAACAAAAAAGTTATAGGTGGTAATCCAAATTTAATATTACCTGGTCAGCAGTTAACTATGCCTGACGGTTCAACTTATACTGTTAAAAAAGGCGATAACTTAACTCATATTGCCGCTAACTTTAAACCGGCAGCTCCTGCCGCAACACCAACTGCTACACCTGCAGAAACGCCTGCGGCAACTCCGGCAGCAACTCCGGCAGCAACTCCAACTGCTACACCGGCACCCACAGCTACGCCCGAAAGAGATCCAAATCCTAATGCAGTTATTACTCCAGGAACAGGAACTAATCCTGTTGCAAATGTTGATATTACAGGAAAGCCACCTGAGGCACCGGCAGCAACACCAACAGCCGCTCCGGCACCGGCAGCAACACAACCAGTGCAAGTAGCCCAAGCCGGACAGCGTAGTAGTGGTGGCTTCAACTGGGATAAAATTTATAAAGATGCAGGTATTGATTACCAAAAACCTTTAGTAAAAGGTCCCAAGCAAGGTCAACTTATTGGACAACAAAGTGACCAACTAACACCACAAATTGGCGGCAGTGCGTTTTTTAATGCCGACGGAACATATCAAAGTAAGCCAACCGGAGGGACAAACCAATCTGGCCAGGCTTATACAGATGCCGAAATAGAAAACTTGTTAAAAAATGCTGGGATTGCTGTTCCAACAGCTAAACCTCCTACAACACCCACAACACCAAATACAACACCCACAACACCAAATACAACACCCACTACACCACCTACTACACCACCTAGACCTCAACCAACTAGACCTCAACCTCAAGATCAACCCCCTGTAGTAAGACCCCAACCAACTCGGCCACAATAACCATTTGCCATTGACCTTTTTTAATAACTAATATATAATAGGCACATACTAAGGAGATTTACATGTCAGGTCGTTCATACGGTGCAGAAGAAAAGGCAAAACTAGAGCGTTTGATTTCGGAAGGTAGTACGGTACTACGTGAAGTTGAAGATTTGCAAGAAGGCTTAAAAGAAACCGTTAAGGCAGTCGCAGAAGAACTGCAAATCAAACCCAGTGTTATTAACAAAGCTATCAAGATTGCACATAAAGGCGATTGGGCGGCTTATAATGAAGATTGGGAAGAGATTGAAGCAATTTTAGATATCACTAAACGTATCTAATAAATATTAAAGAGAAAGGTCGGCGGGCCATAAACCGCACTTTTGGTATTTGCAAGCCATAATTTGCATAGGAGAATAATTTGAGTTACGTTGACGCATGGTTCAACCGTGATGACGATGTCATCAAAATAGTTGAACGAAATAAAAAAGGCGAACGAGAATATAGAGATATTCCAGTTAAGCACACTTTTTATTACAAAGATGCTAGAGGAAAACATCAAAGTATTTACGGAGATCCAGTTTCAAGGATCGTTTGTAAAAATACTAAAGATTTCCGCAAAGAACTAGCAATACACAATAATAAAGAAATATTTGAAGCAGACATTAATCCAATATTTGTTTGCTTATCAGAAAACTACCTAAATCAAGATGCTCCAAAACTAAACGTAGCATTTTTTGATATTGAGGTAGACTTTGATCCAGAACGTGGCTATGCATCACCCGATGATGCGTTTATGCCGATTACTGCGATTGCTGTCTACCTACAATGGATAGAAACTATGATCTGTTTAGCGATTCCCCCTAAGAAGGTTAGTATGGAAGATGCTAAGGAGATGGTTAAAGACTTTCCTAACACATACTTGTTTGAAACTGAAGCAGAAATGCTTGATAACTTTTTAAATCTGATTCAAGATGCAGATGTACTAAGTGGGTGGAACTCAGAAGGTTTCGATATTCCATATACTGTTAACCGTGTTATCAAAGCATTGAGTAAAGAAGATACTCGTAGATTTTGTTTGTTTAATCAGTTTCCAAAACGTAGAGAATACGAAAAGTATGGCAGGCAGGCTGTTACATATGACTTTGTAGGTCGTGTACACTTAGATAGTTTAGAGCTATATCGCAAGTACACATATGAAGAGCGTCATAGTTATCGATTGGATGCTATTGCAGAATACGAGCTTGGCAAAAGAAAAACAGCATATGAAGGTACCTTAGATCAGTTATACAATAATGATTTTAGAACATTTATTGAATATAACCGGCAAGACTGTCAACTACTAGACGATTTAGATAAAAAACTAAAGTTCATTGACCTTGCTAATACACTAGCACATGAATGTACTGTATTGCTACAGACTACAATGGGTGCTGTTGCTGTTACAGAACAGGCTATTATTAACGAATGCCATAGACGAGGATTCCAAGTTCCTAACCGTACTAAAATGGACGAACGTGAGGATAACGAAGGTGCCGCTGGTGCTTATGTTGCATATCCTAAAGAAGGTATTCATGACTGGATTGGATCATTAGACATTAACAGTCTTTATCCATCAGCTATTAGAGCACTTAATATGGGTCCAGAAACTATTGTTGGACAGTTACGTCAAACAATGACCAAAGAATACATTGATGCACAAATAGCTAAAGGAAAATCTTTTGCTTCTGCATGGGAAGGTATATTTGGTTCGTTAGAATACACTGCTATCATGGATCAAGAAATAGGTACTGATATCACTATTGACTGGGAAGATGGATCTAGTGATAACCTTAGTGCCGCCGAAGCATATAGATTAATTTTTGAAAGCAATCAACCTTGGATGCTCAGTGCCAATGGTACCATCTTTACCTATGAGAAAGAAGGTATTATTCCAGGGCTACTTAAACGCTGGTACGCAGAACGTAAAGAGATGCAGGCCAAACTAAAGGAGGCTATCAATGCAGGAAATAAAATCGAAGAGGAATACTGGGACAAGCGACAGTTGGTTAAGAAGATTAATCTTAACTCGCTTTACGGGGCCATCCTTAATCCTGGTTGTCGCTTTTTTGATAAGCGCATCGGCCAATCTACAACTCTTACTGGGCGTCAGGTTGCCAAGCATATGGCTAGTAAAGTAAATGAGATTATTACGGGTGATTTTAACCATATAGGTAAAGCTATTATCTATGGTGATACAGATTCATGTTACTTTAGTGCTTATAGAACATTAAAGAAAGATATTGATAACGGTAGTATTCCTTGGAGCAAAGAAACTGTTATTTCGTTATACGATCAGATAGGCGAAGAGGTTAACAATACATTTCCGCAGTTTATGTTAGATGCATTCCATGTACCTAAAACACGTGGTGAAGTTATTAAAGCAGGTCGTGAGATTGTTGCTAGTAAAGGCTTGTTTATTACTAAGAAGCGTTATGCTGTATTATATTACGATAAAGAAGGTAAACGACAAGACAAGGATGATAAACCAGGTAAGATTAAGGCCATGGGCTTGGACTTAAAGCGTAGTGATACTCCTGAGTTTATTCAAAACTTCTTAAGTGATGTTTTAGAAAAAGTGCTGACTGGTTCAACTGAACAGGAAGTACTAGATCATATTAGCGAGTTCCGTATTAAGTTTAAAGGAAGACCGGGTTGGGAGAAAGGTTCACCTAAACGTGCTAACAACATTACTGAGTACGAAGCAAAAGAAAAGAAACAGGGCAAGGCTAATATGCCGGGACATGTTCGTGCAAGTATTAACTGGAATACCCTAAAGCGTATGTACGATGACAAGTATTCGATGAATATCACTGACGGTGCTAAAGTTATTGTTTGTAAACTTAAACCTAACCCGTTAGGCTTTACTAGTGTTGCGTATCCTGTAGACGAACTTCGTTTACCACAGTGGTTTAAGGACTTACCCTTTGATCATGCAGAAATGGAACAAACTATTATTGACAACAAGTTAGACAACTTGATTGGTGTGTTGAAATGGGATGTTGCCAGCACAGAAGAAAAGAATACATTTAACAGTTTATTTGAGTTTTAATATGAAAATAATAGTTGCAGGTTACGGATTTGTTGGTAAAGCAGTTGCTAATGCTCTTAAAGATAAGCACTATGTTCTTGTTGTTGATCCAAAATATAACGATAATAAGATTAGTGATCATGTAGATGCAGAAGGTATTATTATTTGTGTTGATACGCCATCTGGAGAAAATGGCATTATCAATGCTAACAATGTTGCTAATGTTTTAGATCAAGTTCCTATCTATATGCCAGTTATGATTAAAAGTACTGTAACACCAGGCATTGTAGATGGATTTAAAGAAATATATTCAGATCATAGCATTGTTTATAGTCCAGAGTTTTTAAGAGCTAATACTGCCAACCAAGATTTTTTAAATCAAAAATACATTGTGCTAGGTGGCGAAGACCCTGAATACTTTTGGCAAGAACTTTTTCAATCAGCATTAACCAACTGTAAAATGTTTTTTAAATGTACAGAAAAAGAAGCATGCCTTATAAAGTATACTACTAACTCTTTCCTTGCATTAAAAACAAGTTTCTTTAATCAAATATACGACATTTGTGAAAAGACGGGAGCAGACTTTGATACTGTTAGACATATTCTATCACAAGATACTCGTATTGGATCAGGACATACACTAGTGCCAGGTCCAGACGGAGAAAGAGGTTGGGGAGGTCATTGTTTCCCTAAGGATACAGCGGCATTTATACAATGGACTAATACTATTGGATCTCCAATAACATTAGTAGAAGAATCGGTGAAATATAATCACCAAATAAGAAAAAACACTTGACTTTTGTCAAAAACCTAAATATAATAAGGAACACGGAGAATCATATGAAAGACTTTTTACAAGACCTAGTAGCACATACACACAGCTTGGGCTTTTTGCCTTTAGTTAAAGTTACTGCTACATCTAAAGATACAAATATCGAATCAATGGCTGAAGATCGTTCAGTTATTCTTGATGCAAAAACACACTCACCAGTTGGTAACTTTGAAGGCACGTTTGGTATGCCTAACTTAAACAAGTTAGACCTACATTTGAAATGTCCAGAATACAAAGAAGGTGCTGGTATCAGTGTAGTTACTCAACAGCGTAACGGTGAAGAAATCCCAACAGGCTTACACTTTCAAAATGCGTTAGGTGACTTTGAAAACGACTATCGTTTTATGAATCAAGATATTATTAATGAAAAGTTAAAGTCAGTTAAGTTTAAAGGTGCTAACTGGGATATCGAGTTCCAGCCAACTGTTGCTAGTATTCAAAGACTAAAGTTCCAAGCCGCGGCTCATAGCGAAGAACAAGTTTTCCAAGTCAGTACTAAAGACGGTGATCTAGTGTTTAGCTTCGGTGATGCAAGTACACACGCTGGTTCATTTGTTTTCCAAAGCGGAGTTACTGGCAAGTTAAAACAAACATGGTCATGGCCGGTTGGGCAAGTTCAAAGTATTTTAGGTTTAGCAGGCGACATCACTATGAAGATTGCAGACGCAGGTGCTATGCAGATCACAGTAGATAGCGGTATTGCTGTTTATAACTATATCCTTCCGGCACAAAGCAAGTAATGAATAGAAACCTAACTTCTACTCAAAATGACTACGCTGTGTTTTTGCCAGCTACGTCGGGTTTCTATAGTACATTTATAGGCAAACAACGCTATAATAACTATGTAGACCCTGCACGTATTCCTAAGAGTTTTAAAAACGGTGTAGAAAGTCTAAACTATTTAGATCCTGATAAGGGTGCATTTTACTATGACCATTGTCTATATTCAGCAGGTCATGCTAATTTAGACTTAACTAAGCCTGACGAAAGTGAGGATATGTTTCGTAACAGGAATAGAGGAACAAGTTGGGTACTAGGCGACTCAGGTGGTTTCCAGATTGGTAAAGGTGTTTGGCCTGCTGACTGGAAAGATCCTAACTGTCCTAAGGCACAGAAGAAACGTGAACAAGTATTAACTTGGATGGACACGTTAATGGACTATGGCATGGTACTAGATATTCCTGCCTGGGTAGCTCGTAGTCCGGCAGGACGTACAGCAACTGGCATTAATAGTTACGCCGAAGCAGTTCAAGGTACATTTATTAATAATGATTGGTTTATTAACAATCGAAACGGCAACTGTAAGTTTCTAAACGTTCTGCAAGGTGAAAATCATCCCGATGCGGAAGGTTGGTATCAGCATATGAAAAAATATTGCGATACTAAGATTTACGGTGATCGTGCATTTAATGGCTGGGCAATGGGTGGACAGAATATGTGTGATATCCACCTTGTACTAAAGAGATTAGTGGCATTACGATTTGACGGACTCCTTGAAAAAGGTCAACATGATTGGATGCACTTCTTGGGCACCTCTAAGTTAGAGTGGGCAGTTCTTTTAACCGATATTCAACGTGCTGTAAGGAAATACCATAATGAAAACTTTACCATATCTTTTGACTGCGCCTCACCGTTTTTGGCAACAGCGAACGGACAAATCTACATCCAAACAGAAACAGAAGATAGAACAAAGTGGGTCTACCGAATGGTGCCGTCTGCTGATGACAAAAAGTACGCAAATGACACCAGACTGTTCAAAGACGCAGTTATCCAAGACAGAATCTTTAAAAACTTCGAACCAAGCCCACTTATTGACCAAGTCTTGATGAATGAGATTTGTATATACGGTGCAGGTATACCTAAGCCAGGTGTTGTTAATCCAGATCCTTTAAATCCTGCTGATTGGATTAAACCGCCAGATCTTAACAAACTAGGTAAAGTTAGTAATAAGACCAGTTGGGACAGTTTTAGCTATGCTATTCAAATGGGTCATAATGTATGGCATCATATCAATGCTGTACAGGAAGCCAATCGTCAATACGATGCCGGTCGTTGTCCAAATATGTTAGTCCAAGAAAAGTTTGATCGTATCTATTTTAAAGATGTTATTGAAGCTATTTTTGCTACTAGTGTTCGAGCAGAGGCTGAAGAAATTATTGAAGAGTTTGATAAGTTTTGGCAAGCTATTATTGGTACTAGGGGTGCAACTGGTAAGAAAACGGTTAATGCATCTGGACAGTTTGCCGTTTTGTTTGACGAAGTAGAAGAAGAACCTGTACAATCTGAGCATAGTGACGAGTTCACTGATGAAGAATCCGATAAACTTGATAAGTTAGAAGCAGAAATAAAATGACATTACCCGACGAAAGATATCGTGCTGTTATGCAAACAGCAAGGTTTCTACAATCATTATCTTTCTCAAGTGAAACTAAAAGAGTGCCGTTAGCAATACGACAAGAGGCTCGGGCCCTACTAAGGCATTATCCTACTGAATACGATATGAAAAAAGTATCTCAAACAAGTGCTGACATATTTGCTGAACGTATGGAAGATGTAACTCGTATGTTCAAACAATATGAACAATCTAAGGCAAGTAAAGATGAAGCGTGATTATAGTAGCGGTGTAAGCGATAGTATAAACTTCTTTATTGGTAATGAAGTTGAGCATACTCCTGCATTTGGTATGAGAACTTTGTTTGTAACTGGCATTCATAATGAGCAAGTAGTTGAACATTTGCTAACCGAACAAAACTCTTATCTTGATACCAGTAAGCATATTAAACATATTTTCTTTGGTGCTAATCATAGCTTTGACCCTAAATGGAATGACTATGAAGGATGGAAGGCATGGGAAGGAATGATTACATATTTTCTAGATAAAGGATATCTATGTTCGTTGGATATTCCGCTTAGTGCTGTAGAAGAGTTTCACGATGGCGGTCTTAACGACTACGATAACTTTATTCCGCAAATAAGAGTTCCAATTCCTTATGTAAAACTATGGAACTATAATACAATGCTTAAAATAGATGATAAAGATTTTAAAGCAACTAACCCCGGCGTGTGGACACATAGTTTACATGATTTAAAAGATCGTTCTAAGTTTACACCTTGGGACAAATATTCAAACGATGAAATTATCATATGATTATCAAACAAGACATTAGACCAAATAAAATGATATGGGTTACCTTTCAGAAGGAAGGTATTCATAAATACCCTGCGGCTCTTACAGATCCCGCATTAGCTACAGGAGACGAATATGACGTATCGTTTTTGGGTTACCCTCATCGCCACATCTTTCATTTCAGGGTGTGGATCGGTGTGTCACACAATGATAGGGACATCGAGTTCATCCAGTTCAAACGATGGCTCCTATCGCTGTATGATGGTCAAGGTTCCATTTTAAGCCTTGACCACAAAAGTTGCGAAATGATGTCAGACGATTTATATGACGTCATTAGCAAGAAGTATCCAGACCGTGAGGTTTGGATTGAGGTCTCCGAAGACGGAGAAAATGGTTCATTTATCAAATATTAAAATAAGAGGCTATTATGGCTAAGAACTACAAAGACTATGCGTATTTTGAAAACCGACCAGATGTGGTAAGAATCTTCGACGATCTCGAAGCCTATCATGATTGGTGTAGGTTTGAGTTACGTAATTTTAACCCTGCGGATTTGTACCGCAAAGATAGTCAAAACTACGGAGCATACCTTGCTAGTAAGCGTCCACGTAAGCCTTACCTAGGCAATAAACCAAGATGGGATAACAACGGTAAAAGAAATGAGCAACGTTTTTCTCGTTGATCTTGAATCAGTTGAAACAAGGTACACAGGGCAATGGAAAACCCATGTACCTGAACTTCTACAAAAGGCAGGTCACAATGTTCAAGTTATCTCCGGTCCTGAGGATATACCTAATGCTACTACCCCAGGCGCTTTTCTCAATTTTGGTGGGACTAATATCTATAAGTCTAGCCAAGTTGATCAGATGGGTCGTTTGTTCTGCTCCGGTGCTGTTAATCCCGGAGACCATTTTGTGTTTACTGATGCTTGGCATCCTGGTATCATAAACTTAAAATACATG